GGTTATCCCAATAGCGATTGCTTCTAGCATAGCAGATTTTCCGGAACCATTTGAACCTTGCGAATCATTATCCATATTGTTGCCAAAAATCAGCGTTGTATGTTTTTGCAACAATGTATAATCCAATTGCTTAAAGGCGCATAGGTTTTTTGCGTAAACTTGTCTTAATGTCCACATACTAACTGATTTTATCGAGGTATTGCAACCCCATTTCTATATTTATGATTCCTTTGTTAGCACAAAAACTAGTATATTCTTGTTTAATACCAGATTTGTCGAATTTTTTATCTAAAGAGTGGGCTGTTGTTTCTGTAATTTCTACGTCTTCAGTAACAATTTCCACTTTTGAAGACCCCGCTTCCAGAAGTTTTTGTTTATCAATATTTGGAGCTTCTTGGCTTGTACAACTGATTCTTGTTTTAATCTTGTATCTTCCATCCGCTTTCATATCATCCAGCTTATCAATTAGTTTTGAATTGATTTGACTAGCTTTTATGTCCAAAACTTTGTAGCGAATATTAACTTGGTTCTTTATGAATTCATGGCTACCATCATCATATATAATGGTATAGCCCTTTTCTTCATCTTCGCCAAAATTATGTTGCCTGGAAGAACCTATGTATTCAATGTTGGTACCTTTGATAATACAACGATTGTGATAATGTCCTACAAGAACTGTATCAAAATCACTGAAAATGTTCGTGGGCAGTTCTTTTTCATTAGGCGTGCTAAGTGCCCCGTTTATTCCTTCGTGAATATATAGGATATTATGTACAGACGCGTTCAATTCCGCCCTTACCATTTTTTTCAGTCGTTCTACGAAACTTCCGTTTTCTGGAAAATAGCTCATTATATATAGTTCTACATCGTTGCTAATATTAATAATCGAATAGTCATCAACAACATAGACGTGGGGGTATTCACTAAACAAATGACTATACCCTAGAACTGATTCCTGGTCAACTTTACAATGATTTCCTTCGGCAACGGTAATGGTTATTCCGGCTTTAGTGGCTTTTATGATAGCTTGGCGAACAGCCATGAGTGTGCTAAGTGTTTGAGAAGAGCGTGATAACCACAAATCTCCACCAATTATCATATCTTCAATCCCATATTGATCGCATATATATAAAGCCTCGTCCCAGTTTTTTTGAAATTCTGGAATATTGTCTTTTGATACATGTATATCATTCAACAATAAGGCACTTGGTATTTTCTTGCTCATTGTGATTCAATTTAAATAGGGACATATTAATATTAGTTAGATATGCCCCTATAATGCTAATACAAAAATGAATTATCTTCTTCTACGTTCAGGACGTGCGGCTCTGCGTTCACGGACTGGGTTTGCAGCCGGTTCATTGGTGTCGTCATTATGTTCACCACGTCTACGAACAGTATGAGTAGGAGCGGGGGTTGGTTCTGGTTCCTCTTCCGGTTCTGGCTCTAAAGGCGTGTCTTCCGGTTTGGTGTCGTTTTGTGTATTGTCATCTTCGTTGTTGCTGCCATCTTTAGCAACTTCCAACGCGTCTTCAATGTCATTCAGCAAATCTTCATTTGTTTTTCCACGAGTGACACGGACATTTAGCTCATTGGCATCAATATATTCGCGAATTGCATCACGTAAGTCTTGCCCTTCTTCGCTCTTATCACCAATACCGCGTTCATTTAGTTTTTCCCAGAGGTTCCACAATGAATCCAGTTCGTTGTCTGATGGTTCCTCATTATCACCGCTGTTACGTTCTTTTTTGTCAAAAGAGAAATGGGATTTATCATCAGGATGAAGCTCCATTTTAATCTTTTCAATAGCTTCTGTGATCTCTTTGCTGCTCATCACATCCATTTCCATTTTAGCATCGTATTGCTTCAAGAACTCAATGGTAGCCTCCATGTGGAAACGTGAGTAACGATAAATAGCTGCCGGGATACGCTGTGTTTCCAACAACGAACTGACTTCCTCTTCAGATAGAGGTTCGGCACCGGAAATTGTATCAATGTTAAATGTGTAAGTGGTTTTCTTGTTTTCCTCTTTACGAGTAATTTCTACCGGGAAAGCATCTTCCAAAGAAGAGATAGGGCACAAACATTTAGGATTTTTTTCCAGAAGCTTCTTCCATATAGCCAGTTTGCGATCCTCCAAATCTTTGTATTGCGAATAAGACAGGATAAGTAAATGAATACCTTCTTCACGGTTGTCCAAATCTAAAATATACATGGCACGTTGAGAGTTCCATTTTAGACCACCATCAAAGCCTGAACCTTTAATCTTTTTCATCAATTTTTCATCACTGCCATACTTATTTTCAGCAACTTGAAGATAAGTGTCAATTAGGTCTACAGATAATCCGGCATAGCTGGAATGACAGATATTTACAAAGAACTGTTTGTCTTTTTTTCCTGTTGGACGTGGGTTGTCCAGTTTCAACACCTGTGTTTTGACCGGATATTCGTACCCCTTACGTTCTAATTTGTAAGAACCGTCTGGTTGCTCGGCTGGTGCCAAGGGAAGGATACGCACAGTATAAGTTCCTGCGGAATCCATACGGAAATGTTTGGTACGTTGAAATGATTGGCTCTCATCGGTACTTTTTTTTACCGCCTCTTCATAAGTTTCTTGATTCTCCGCAAAGAGGGCATACGGATTTTTAATCATCTCTTCCATAAAATGAAAATTATTTGTTTAATTTAGAGAGGGGAAGATTCCACTGTTCGGTATAAGCTCCAGCCCAAAGTTCTTTTGCTTCTGGCATTTTGGTTTTATCTTTCAACATAACCTTAATACCCCATTCAGTGTTTACATGATGAATGATTCTCTCAATAACTTCATTCATCTCACTTGCTTTTTCATTTTTGAGGTTAAAGTATTCATACTTTTCACCTCCGGGAAGATCACAGACATGAATCGGAGCATAAATTTCTTCAAAATATCTGTATAGGGCATCTACTGGCGGGTGTGTAGGCAATTGTTCTGAAATTGTCTTCAGTACTACGCCAAATAGATACTTCAATTGTGGTAGAGATTTGTTTTTGGTATCGTCCATAATAAGAATGGTGTAATCACCATCTTTCAAATTTCCAATAGCCAATTCGATCTCTTGTTTTGCTGCCTTATTGTCTTGCACAATAAGACGTGCTTGACCATGCAACATACTATCATTTTTCAAAGAACACTGCAAAGATAATTGTATCAATTTAACTATCAAAATAAAACCAAAAATATTTTTTGAATAAAAATATATATTACTGTGTTACAGATGTATAATATATATTTAATTATTATATTGATTATTTGTAAAATAGGAGGTAATATCAAATAGGTTAATATCATTCTCCCTTTTAACAACTTGATATAATCTTTGGTTAGTGTTCGGATTATTAAGAGGTCCCTTGCTGGATATATACGGGCCTAATTTAATATAATGAAAGAAATCAAGTTTGATCTCTTCGGATAATTTATCTCGTCCAGAATACCAGCCAATTTTTAAATTAGGATAGTTATGATAAAGGTATTCGGCTAATTTATTTATATATGCCGGATTTGCATCACCGCCCATAAATAATATAGCTGTTATTCCTTTATTTTTGCGTATCAATTGTTGAAGTGCTTCTTTTGTTAATGATTCTCCTATATCCTGTGACAGATAAGAAGAGTGGCACCCGATGCAGGCGCATGGGCAACCACTTATATTTATTGCCAAAGTAATTTCATTAGGCAATTCTTGAAACACTATTTTTGTATCTACATATTTCATACCTGGGATTTACCATCACTATATATACGGTTTCTAGCCTCTTGTTGTCGATCACTTCCAAATGCTTTAGTTGGGCGTAAATATCCGATAACTCGTGTATATTGAGTAATATTATGGCTACCACAACAGGGACAAGTATCAATGGGTCTTTTTATGATTTTGCCACAATCTTCACATTTACTGTTTGGTATATTAAAGGTAAAGTAATTGGTTCCATTAGTTATGGCAAAATCAATTAATTTCAGATACTGCTCTTTTGATAAATGATCTTCCAAATTAATGTGAGCTGCCGAGCCTCCATCAGTGTACTGATAGGTTTGGTGCCCATGTAATATAAATTTATCTAGTATAGAAGTATCATCATGGGCATTGTAAAAATATGAGTTATATAAATTCTCATCCTCTGGAACAACATATCCACCTTCTTTATCCCATTTATAATTCTTTCCTCCCAGTCCTTCTGCTGGCACAACTTCTGAATTA